CTCGCTGGCGAAGGTGTGCGTCTCGGTTGCGTCGGATGCCCAGACATGGAACATCTTGTACTCAGGGCGGGCAAGGCCCATCGGGTAGTAGGTGTCGAGCCGGTACTCCCGGCCATGGATACGCATGATGCCGGCGTTGCGGTAGATGGGGCGAGTGTTGCGGTTCATGGTGAGGGTTCCTTTCAGAAGGGGAGGACAGAGGTTCTAGCCAACAGCACACACCAGCCTTCGGTGGCCGCCGTGGCACGAGCGTGGATTTCCGCGTCGTGCGCGGTGAGGGCGTCTACATTCGTTTGGACGATGAACTCGCGTCCGTTGTCCCAGACTTTCAGATAGACGCGCCAAGCTTTCACAGTACTCATTTGCTTCTCCTATTGAGTCGGGCAGGATTGCCCCCTCAGCCCCACGCGTGAGGCTGAGAGAGTTTCCGGGTTGGGTTAGAGGCCGAGGAGTTCGGCGCGGATGTCGTCGAGCTGGGCCAGCACGGATTCACGGGTGCCCTTGAAGCCCATGCCCTTGAGGATGGCGTAGGCGGTCTGCCCCTTTGAGCGGGTCATCCCGCGCAGTTCGAGCTTGAGCATGGAGCGGAGGGTGAGGAGGCGTGCGGCCTCGATTTGATTGCTGGTCAGAACTGTCATTTGCTTCTCCTAGGTTGGGTGAACGGGGACAAAATGTCCCGATAGGCAGGATTGCCTCCCCAGCCCTGACTCGCAGGGCTGAGAAAGTTTCCTCAGCGAGAGAACACGGCTCGCACATCGTTGTCATACAGGGCGAGGTTGTCCTCCCCGTGCCACAGCTCGACGCGCAGGAAGGATTTGGTCAGGGCGTTGAACAGGGTGTAGGCGTCGTACTCGGTGCGGGTGAAAAACTCTTGGTCGAGGCCGGCATTGCGGACGACGACGAGGAAGGGAAGGTTTGCGGGCATGGGAATCTCCTAGGTTGGACAGGGAATGAAACAGCGGCCGGGCCTCGCGACCACGACCGCCGGGAAAAACGAACGGGGACAAACTGTCCCGAATCAACCAGCGAACGCCTGAGCGATGGCGGTAGATGCCAGCTTGCGTGCACCCTCGTACTCGTTGCACAGCTTCGCGAGTTTCTGAGCGACGGCGAGAATCTCAGCGGGAACCTCCAGCTCTTCGGTCTTAGCCTCGTTCTTCCCGAGGATCGCGGACACGAGACGATTCAGGGCCTTCCGGCAAGCCTCGTACTTCGGGTGCTCAGCGTCGAGCACCATCGTGCCTTCGGCCTTGCCAGCACCCTTCACGAGCGGCACGGCGTACTTCGAGAAGCTGGCCACATCGGGCAGGAGGGCGGCACGGATGACCTCGGGGGTCTTGCCCTTGAAGGTGGCACGGAGGGTCTCGATGCCGTCCCCGTAGGCGAAGGCGGCGGTGAGGACGGCGTGAACAGTAGCGGTGGACTTAGACATGTGAAGCTCCTTGGTGAATAGGGACATCGTGTCCCACAGGGTTGAGTATCGGAACGGGCCAACCCCGAACCGATGCCTCTAGTGTATGGAAGGGGGTTTGGATATCCCCTAGCCCTAGGGCTTACCGGGGGGGATTCGGCTATCCGGCGACCCCACCGGGGGGTGGCCCCCCTGATTTGGCAGGCCATGGTCGCTCCGGCATAAACACTGTTTCATAACCGCACAACAAATTCCTGTAATACTTAATGCCCCAACCCAAAATTTTTTAAAAAATTCCAAGAACCTCTTGTCAAACTCTAGACATCTCCAGACAAAAAAAGGCCCCAGTGCAAACTGGGGCCTTGAAACAGGTGAGGGGGAAATGAGACCCCTCGCCCGAGGAGAAGCAGATGACTTGCGACAACTGCCAAAGAGAGTGTACATTACGCCCAACGAGGTTTCAACCTACGCATTAATGTTAGAGCACCTTCTCAGTCCTGAGCTGGACCCGGCCGTCTTCGATGTGCCGCCAAAGAACTTTGTCCCCTTGGATAAGGCGGACCCCTCAACGCTCATCGACGCTCAGTCAGCCACAGCGCAGTGGTTGGAAGAGCTAGGACTGACAGAAAAGAACGTGGACGACCAAGCGGGCACGACTGCAGCCCGGGCAGCCTTCGCCGCCATCACCACCGGCACCACGCCGGGCAACATCCAAAACGCCCTGACCACCATGAAGACCCCCGCCGCTGTGCAGCGGCTTGTGGGGATGTTGACCGCCTACGACTGGGAATTTGTACAGCAGGCCAAAGAGCTTCGGGGCTACACCGTGGCCAAGCTCTTGGAGGAAACCGAGAACCCCAACGCCAATATCCGCCTCAAAGCGCTCGGCCTGCTGGGCAAAGTCACGGAAGTGGGCCTCTTCACTGAGAAGATCGAGGTCAAGCAAGCGCCGGCTAGCGACGCGGAGCTGGATGCTCGGATCAAGGAGAAGCTGGGCAAGTTCATGGGAGTGATCGACGTAGTCGATCTGTCGGCGCAGCCGGTTGAGGATGTAAATCTAGGTGAAAACCCTGACGACACTGACCAAACTGGAGCTTGAGGCGCTGCAAAAGGCCCTGCCGCATATGAATGCGCAGGAAAAGGCAGAGCTTCTGGCTGATCTGGAGGAGCGGGAAAAGCGCGCCCGGCTTGTGGCTGCGCAGGACAACATGCTGGGGTTCGCCAAGGCGGTCTACCCGGGGTTCAAAGTGGGCCCACACCACCGCAAACTGGCCAAAATCTTCACGGACGTGATCGAGGGACGCAAAAAGCGGGTGATCATCAACATCGCGCCGCGTATGGGCAAGTCAGAATTCTCCAGCTACCTCTTTCCTGCCTATTTTTTAGGCAAGTACCCCCAGAAGAAGATCATCATGGGCACGCACACGGCGGGCCTGTCCGAGGACTTTGGCCGGCGCATCAGGAACTTGCTCGATGGTGACGAATATAAAGAGGTCTTTCCAGCCACAGTGGTTGCAGATGACCAAAAAGCCGCTGGTAAATGGTCCACTTCTGTTGGAGGGCAATACTATGCGGCGGGTGTCGGTGGCGCTCTTGCTGGTCGTGGCGCTGACCTATTTGTTATTGATGATCCTCACTCTGAGCAGGACGTAAAGACCAACTCTCGCCTCGCTTTTGATACGGCGTGGTCGTGGTTCCAGACAGGCCCGCTGCAGCGTCTGATGCCGGGGGGCGCGATCATTATCATCATGACGCGCTGGTCTCTTTTGGACCTCACGGGACGCCTGATCGACTACCAGATCAAGAATCCGAACTCCATTCCATGGGAGATCGTGGAGCTACCGGCCATCCTGAACGAGGACATGCCAGAAGAGAAGAGTCTGTGGCCGGAGCAGTGGCCCCTTGAGTCGCTCAAAGCTACAAAGGCCAGCCTAGACCCCCGGTACTGGAACGCCCAGTACATGCAGCAGCCCACGAGCGAGAACTCAGCCATCGTGAGCCGCAAACACTGGCGTATCTGGCAGGGCGACGACCCGCCCACCTGTGACTATGTGATCCAGTCATGGGATACGGCCTTTGAGACCAAGAACAGCGCTGACTACAGCGCCTGTACAACTTGGGGGGTTTGGTACAACGAGGAAGAGGGCAACAGCCCGCAGGTCATCCTGCTCGATGCGTTCAAAGACCGGATGGCCTTTCCTGAACTCAAGGAAACCGCCCTCAAGCACTACAAAGAGTGGAAGCCAGACGCGTTCATTGTGGAAAAGAAAGCGGCTGGAGCGCCGCTCATCCAAGAGCTACGCAACATGGGCATCCCTGTGCAGGAGTTTTCACCGAGCCGGGGAAATGACAAAATGGTGCGTCTGAACGCCGTGGCGGACTTGTTCACTTCGGGCAAAGTTTGGGCTCCGGACACGCGCTGGGCGCGTGAGGTGATTGAGGAAGTAGCATCTTTCCCGGTAGGCGAGCACGACGACTTTGTGGACACGACCACGCAAGCCCTCCTGCGCTATCGCCAAGGCGGGTTCATATCCCTCGACTCGGATGAGAAAGAGGACACGTTTTTCCAGCGCCGCAAGGCGGCGTATTACTAAGGATTCCTGATGGCCACGAACATCGACAAAGCGCTTTTTCAAGCCCCGCAAGGGTTGGAGTCCGAGGCCGAAGGCGCGGAACCCATCGAGATCGAGATCGAGATCATTGATCCCGAAGAAGTAAACATCCGCGCAGGCGATCTTGAGATCAGTATTGAGCCGGGCGAGCCTTCCATCGACGACTTTGACGCTAACCTTGCTGAGTATCTGCCAGAGGGGTTCATCTCCACGATGGCCAGTGAGTTGGCCAGCGACATCGACAACGACCGCAACAGCCGCAAGGACTGGGAGAAGGCGTATGTCACTGGGCTAAAGCTGCTGGGCCTGCAGATCGAGGAACGCACAGAACCGTGGGATGGCGCGTCGGGCGTGTTCCACCCGATGATCACCGAGGCAGTGGTGCGCTTCCAGAGCGAGACGATCACGGAGACCTTCCCGGCACAGGGTCCGGTCAAGACCAAGCTGGTGGGCAAGCAAACGCCTGAGAAGCAAGAAGTGGCAGTTCGCGTGCAGGAGGACATGAACTACCAGCTCACAGAGAAGATGCACGAGTTTCGGCCTGAGCACGAGCGCATGCTGTGGAGCTTGCCGGCCACAGGCTCGGCGTTCAAGAAGGTGTACTTCGATCCCAATCTGGGACGCCAAGTTTCGATCTTCATCCCAGCCGAAGACATCCTCCTGCCCTACGGCACCTCGGACATCCAGACTTGCTACCGCGTCACGCACCAGATGCGCAAGACTGAGGACGAGATCAAGAAGCTCCAGATCGCTGGGTTCTACCGCGACGTGGACATCGGCCAGCCGGACAAGGCCATCGATGAGATCAACAAGGCCAAGGACAAAGAGACGGGTTTCACGGACCTGAACGACGACAGGTTCCACCTGCTGGAGTCCCACGTCGATCTGTGCATCCCTGAGGACCCGATGTGCATCCGGGACGAGGACGGGGAGCCCGCTGGCATCAACCTGCCCTACGTGGTGACGTTCATCCGGGGCACGAACACCGTCTTGTCGATCCGCCGTAACTGGAAAGAGATCGACGATCTGCATCTCAAGCGCCAGCACTTCGTGCACTACCAGTACATCCCGGGCTTCGGGGCGTATGGCTTCGGTCTGTTCCACCTAATTGGGGGCTTTGCCAACTCGGCCACGAGCCTCATGCGTCAGCTCATCGACGCGGGCACGCTCTCTAACTTGCCGGGCGGTCTGAAGTCCCGTGGTCTGCGGATCAAGGGCGACGACACTCCCATTGCACCGGGCGAGTTCCGCGATGTCGATATTGGCTCGGGCGCACTGCGGGACAACATCCTGCCACTGCCCTACAAGGAACCGAGCGCTACGCTGTTCAACCTGCTGAACACGGTTGTGGAAGAAGGCCGGCGCTTCGCAGCGACTGCGGACATGAAAGTGTCCGACATGTCCGCACAGGCTCCCGTTGGTACCACGCTGGCACTGATCGAGCGCCAGCTCAAGGTCCTCACGGCTGTGCAGGCTCGGGTGCACTATGCGCTCAAGCAAGAGCTGCAACTGATCAAGAACCTGATCCGCGACTACACGGACGACGCGTACACCTACGACCCCGACTCCAACGACGGCGCACCGCGTCAGGTCAAGCAGTCGGACTACGACATGGTGGAGGTCATCCCCGTCTCGGACCCCAACGCTGCCACGCTGTCCCAGCGCCTCGTGCAGTACCAAGCGGTCATTCAGCTCTCGCAAACCGCACCGGACATCTACAACCTGCCGCAGCTCCACCGTGGGATGCTGGAGGTGTTGGGTATCAAGAACGCGGACAAACTCGTGCCCCTGCCGGAGGACCAGAAGCCCAAGGACCCGGTGACTGAGAACATGGCCTGCCTCAAGGGCGAGCCGCTCAAAGCGTTCCAGTACCAAGACCATGAGTCCCATATCAAGGTGCACATGTCGGCCATGCAGGACCCGATCATCATGCAGCTTGTGGGACAGAACCCCCGGGCTCCGATGATCCAAGCGGCCATGATGGCGCACATCGCCGAGCACGTTGGCTTCGCCTACCGCCAAAAGATCGAGCAGCAGCTGGGCATGCCCCTGCCACCCGAGGACGAGAAACTGCCGCCGCAGATCGAGCTGTCGCTGTCTCAGATGATGGCCCAAGCCGCGCAGCAAGTGCTCCAGCAAAACCAAGCCATGGCGGCGCAGCAACAAGCTCAGCAGCAGGCGCAAGACCCGGTGCTCCAGATGCAGCAGAAGGACTTGGAGATCAAAGAGAAGAAGGTGCTGGCCGACGCGGCTGCCAAGGCAGACGACCTCGAACTGCGCAAGCAAGAGCTGGATGCGCGCATGGAGTTGGAAGGCCGCAAGCTCACGGTGCAGGCGCAAAAAGACGTTATGCAGCTCGCTGCCAATCAAGAACGAGAAGGCGTCCGCTTGGGCGTCGATATCGCAAAGAGCAAAGCCCAAGCGGCGGCGCAAGCCCGTGCGCAAGCACAACAACAGAGGACCAAGCCTACTAAATGATCCAAGACTTCGCACGCGTACTGCGCGACAAGATACGCACCGACATGAACAACTACGCCGATGACTTGGCCGGCGGAGCATGTCGCTCTTTTGACGAGTATCAAAAACTCTGTGGTGTCATTCAAGGTCTAGCCACTGCAGAGCGCCATCTCCTCGACCTTGCAGAGAAAGTTGAAAAATCAGATGAGTGAAATCATTCTGCCGCCGGGCATTACGTTGCCCAAACACGTCCAACCTCTTGATGCCCCTGAGGCGGATGCAGACAACGAAACCAAGGCCACGGCTCTACCAACGCCCGCCGGTTACAAACTGCTGTGCATCGTCCCAGAAGTTGATGAAAAGGTTGCTGGCACATCCCTCGACCTCGTTCGAGATGCCGCGTCTTTGCGAGTAGAAGAACACGCCACCACGGTGCTGTTCGTGCTCCGAGTCGGCCCCGACGCGTACAAAGATACCGCCAAGTTCCCCACAGGTGCGTGGTGCAAAGAAGGTGACTTTGTTCTCGTGCGTACTTACACCGGCACGCGGTTCAAGATTTTCGGAAAAGAGTTCCGAGTCCTGAACGACGATCAGGTGGAGTGTGTTGTTCAAGACCCTCGCGGGCTCACCCGCGCATAAGGAGAGTTCATGTCTGAATATAAGTTTCCCGACGAGCAAGACGACAACACTAGTGTTGATGTCGAGTCCAAGGAAGACAGCGAAGTAAAAGTCGGCATTAACGCCGAAGAAGTCGAGATCGAGATCGTCGATGACACCCCCGAGCGTGACCGTGGCCGCAAGCCACTGGATCGTGAAGTGGCTGATCCGACGGACGAAGAGATCGATGGCTACTCCGACAACGTCAAGAAGCGCATCAAGGAACTGACCCATGCGCGTCACGACGAACGCCGCGCTAAAGAATCTCTCCTGCGCGAGAAGCAAGAGCTAGAGCGTCTTGCACAGTACATGGTCCAAGAAAACCAGCGGCTCAAGCAATATGTGCAAACCGGGACCGAGCAGTACGCCGCGTCTCAGGTGCAAGTTGCTGAGTCTGAGCTGGAAAAGGCCAAGAGTCAGTTGCGCCAAGCCACCGAGTCTTTTGATTCGGACGCCATCATCGCGGCCCAAGAGGCCATGATGGAAGCTAAGATGAAAGTGCAACAGGCCAAATCTTTTAAGGCGCCCGCTTTACAAGAGCAAGAAGTTGAGGTACAACCCGCTTCACAACCTGCACCCCGGCAGGAACTGGACCAAAAAACCCTGAGCTGGCAGGCAAAAAACCAGTGGTTCGGTTCGCAGGGGTACGAGGAACTTACCAGCTTCGCACTGGGGCTGCATCAAAAACTGGTGAACTCGGGGGTAGACCCCCGCTCTGATGAGTACTTCGAGAGGATCGACTCTCGCATGAAGGACAAGTTTCCCGAGGTTTTCGGGGAGCAACGGTCCCAGCCGCAATCCGGCGGTGGCTCCAGAAAGCCTACGACGGTTGTTGCCCCGGCGTCTCGTTCGACGGGTGCAAAGAAAATCCAACTCACGCCGAGGCAAGTCGCTTTGGCTAAAAAGTACGGACTGACCCCGCAGCAATACGCTGCTGAAGTAGCAAAACTGGAGAAATCGAATGGCTGAAACTTCTACCCGGACCCCTCGTGACCTCGTGTCACGCGACAAAAGTGCTCGTTTGGTGTACACCCCGCCGAACGCGCTTCCTGATCCGACACCCGAGCCCGGGTATGTGTATCGCTGGATTGCGACGCACGTCCTTGGTGAGGCCCAGAACACGAACGTGTCTACCAAGATGCGTGAAGGTTGGGAGCCGGTGAAGGCGGCGGACCATCCGGAACTGATGCTGGAAGGTAATGCGAAAACTGGCAACGTCGAACTCGGCGGCCTCATGCTCTGCAAGATGCCCCGTGAACGTGCGCAGGCCCGTGACGACTATTACGCAAACCAGAATCGCGCCCAGATGGAATCTGTCGATAACAGCTTCATGCGAAATAACGACCCGCGTATGCCTCTGTTCGCCGACCGCAAGTCGTCGGCCAGTCGCGGAAGCGGATTTGGTTCTGGTTCAAAGTAATCTTTGGAGTTTTAAATGGCTTCTACCGCTTCTCCCTACGGGCTACGACCCGTAAACCAGTTGGGCGGCACCCCGTATGCAGGTGCAACCCGTACTTACCTGATTAACCCGGCAGGTTCCGCTTCGACCATTTACAACGGTTCGCCCGTGTATGTGGACGCAAGTGGTTATTTGAACGTGGCTACCGCCACCGGCGCTGACGCGACGACTAACGGCTTCCCTATCGGCACCTCTAACACCGGTATCGTGGGTGTGTTCGTTGGCTGCTCGTACTACAACGCCCAAGGCCAACTGATCTTCTCCCAGTACTACCCCACCGGTGTGACTGGCGTGATCCAAGCCTCGGTTGTTGACGATCCCAACGTGGTGTTCCAAGTCCAGTCCGCTGGCTCTGTGACGCAAGCCGCTGTGGGCGCGAACTTGTTCTTCACCACTAGCGCTGTTTCTACTGGCAGCACCACCACGGGCAACTCTACGGCTTCGGTCGTGGCGGGCTCGTCGGCTGTGACGACCACCGCAGCTTTCCGTGTTGTCGGGTTCCCCAACGTGCAAGGCTTCTCGGTTGTGGGCGACGCCTACACCGACGTCTACGTGAAGATCAACCCCGGCTATCACACATTCACCAACGCCGTTGGTCTGTAAGGAGTAACATAAAATGGCTATCTCTCGTGCACAGCTACTTAAAGAACTCCTTCCCGGCCTGAACGCTTTGTTTGGTATGGAGTACGCTCGCTACGGCGAAGAGCATAAAGAAATCTACGAAATCGAAAAGTCTGAGCGTTCCTTCGAAGAGGAAACCAAGCTGGCCGGTTTCGGTGCTGCACCTGTCAAGAACGAAGGCTCTGCCATCGCTTACGACAACGCGCAGGAAGCTTTCACTGCTCGTTACACCCACGAAACCATTGCCCTTGGCTTCTCGATCACCGAGGAAGCTGTGGAAGACAACCTGTACGACAGTCTGTCTGCCCGCTACACCAAGGCTCTGGCTCGTGGTATGTCCTACACCAAGCAGGTCAAGGGCGCTGCCGTCCTGAACAACGGCTTCAGCCAGAACTACCTCGGTGGTGACGGCGTGTCCCTGTTCGGCGTGAACAGCTCCGGCACCCGTGTTGGTCACCCGCTGGTTGGCGGCGGTGCTAACTTCAACAGCCCGACCACTGGCGTCGATCTGAACGAAACCTCGCTGGAAAACGCCACGATTCAAATCGCTGCGTGGACCGATGAGCGTGGACTGCTGATCGCTGCCAAGCCGGTCAAGCTGGTGATTCCGCCGAGCCTGATGTTCGTTGCCAAGCGTCTGTTGGACACCGAGCTGCGTGTCTCGACCGCTGATAACGACATCAACGCTATCAAGCAACTGGGCACCATCTCTGGCGGCTACACCGTCAACCACTTCTTGACCGACACGAACGCTTGGTTCCTGACCACGGACGTTCCCAACGGCATGAAGATGTTCGAGCGCGCAGCGCTGACCACCTCGATGGATGGGGATTTTGATACCGGCAACGTCCGCTACAAGGCCCGCGAGCGTTATTCGTTCGGCTGGTCTGACCCGCTCGGCATGTGGGGTTCTTCTGGTTCTTAATTGACCGGAAACTATGGAAAAGGGGCCTTGTGCCCCTTTTTCTTTTGCTGTATATTGCTTCAAACCCGGGGTCATCCGGTGTTGCTGACAGGTCCCGGCCTGACGACATGCAGACAGCAGCACCCTAACTCGCATGTGAGGTTTAAATGGCTCGTACCACTTTCCAAGGTCCCGTCCGTTCGCTGGGCGGTATTTATCAACAAGGCCCCGCTTCTGTTGTCGAGATCACGGCCAGCACCAC